GCCACGCACTGCACTTCCTTGCCTTCCAGGTGAGCCAGGCCGTTCCACGTGGCCTTGCCCCCCGGATCGGACGCCTTGACACCGCAGTCCACCAGCATCTCGGGGTCCATGACCTCCACGCACCACTTGCTCACGAGATCGTCGCCGCCGTCACGCAACAGCATGCGCTGCACCGCAACATAGACCTCCTCGCCGGTGGCGGTGGGAATCACGCACGCCGAGCGGTATTCGCCCTGCGTCACCCAGCGAGACCAGCCCGTCACCTCCTGGTCAATGTCGTACGCGCACACCGCCATCTGGCCGTCCGAGCGCACCGCGTACAGCAGCGAGTCGGGGTCCTTCTGGTGCGCGAGCTGTGTGATGCCGTCACCGGTGATGTGGGCCGAGAAGATGGTGCGGTCCGCCGCGCTGAATCCGTCGATGTCGAACCGGTAGGCCACGCTCATGACCTTCTTGCCGGCAGCCTGCACGAACAGCAACTCGTTGCCGACCTTCACCGGCCGCACGTAGTTGGCGCCGGCCGTCGACTCGTCTGTCTTCTGGATGTTGGTCGGGCTGACGGCCTTCTCCTGGCCGCCCTTGACGCTCATCTCATCCGCCTCGGTCAGCACGACCAGCTGTCGAGCGGGTGCCAGGTGCTGGATGGGACTGTTGCGCGGCCCGTCGAGCTCGAAGCGGAATGCTTCGTCGTCTTCCGTGCCGAACTGAAAGGACAGGTATTGCCCGATCCCACTGGCCCACAGGTGCTGCGGATAGGCCGGGGAGCCCGCGTACATCAGGCGCTGCTTGCTGATCGTCACCGCGCGCGGGTAGCCCTGGGTGTCGTTCCACGCCGGTTGCTCCAGCGTCCATGCGTTCGCCCCGGCGGGGATGTCCGAGGTCATCTCGCGCAGGAACGTGCCGGTTGCCAAGGCGGTGCTGACCACCGTGTCGATGCGGATCAGCCCGCCGTTCAAATTCACGATCGCGCCAACGTCCTCGGCCCGGAACAGTTCGCTGCCCGACACGATCTGCGCGCGAGCACAGCTGCCCGATGTGGCAATCCCCCCCTGGATCTCCGGCGCGGCGATGCCGAAGGTGTTCGTGTCCACGACGATGATGGAGCCCATGAACGATGACCCGACCGACACGCGTACCGTGTCCCCGGTCGAATAGCCGTGCCCCGTGCAGGTCACTATGGCGGTGCCGTTGCCACCGATGAAGCCGGTGATGCTCTTGGCCGTCTCGAAGTACTGGAAGTTGGCCTGAAGCGAGACCGCCTGCCCTGGACGCCCCTTGTTCGAGGCGCAGATGTCACCCTGCGGCGATGCTTCGAGATTCCACGCCCCGCCCGGCACGCTGGTGCTGGGGAACGGCGAGAGGATGTCGACCGTCACGTTGGTGCTGTCGGTGTAGGTCTTGATCAGCGCGTATCCGCCGCCGTAGGCGATGTGCCGGCCAACGTCGGTCTTCAGGAACGCGGCAGCACCGGCGACGACTGAAACGCCCGTACCGGTCCCGGATTGGCCGAGGGTGAGCGCCGCGGCCGGGAAGTGCCCTTGCTCCTCGAAGGCTGGCGTGATGAATGGCACCGGCGCGATCGCCCACTCGACATCGCTGAACCGCTGGAGCCGGTGCGGGTAGACCGCCTCATGCACGAAAAACGCCGTATCGGCCTTCTGGACGTAGTTCACCCGCGGGATGAGCGACGTGCTGTAGGGGATGCGCACCGCAACCGGCGTTCCCCCGTTGTCGACGATGGAGCCCGCCCGGTAGAAGTGCATCTCATCGAAGCCGCCGCCCGGGTGTCCGATCATCGCCAGCGCGTACGCCTGCTCCCGGTTGTAGGTGAAGTCCAGCAACCGCACCGTTGTGGCGTTGTCTTCGATCCGCACGAAGCGCGAGCCCGGCCGGCGCTTGACGCCCCCGGTAACGGTGATGCTGCAGTTCTCCAGCGTGGCCGCGCCATTGTTGTATTTGGCGATGTCGACCCGGCCCTTTGCCAGCTGCGGGGACAGCTCGCCCCCGGTGAAGTTGGTTGTGATGAGCGCGAACTTAGGCACGGCCCGTCCTCGCGCTCAGCAGGGTGTAGTCGTCGCTCAGGGCCTCGCTGGGGTTCTCCTGCGCGTCCACGGCGCGCGCCAGGCGGGCCATCTGCTGATACTCGGTCTTCAGCTCATCGCGCAGGCTGGTGCTGGCCGTGACCGGGTAGGCCAGTTTCCAGAGCATGCGGGCGACCATCAGCTCCACCAGCTTGCTGTCCCAGGTGGCTTCCTGGTCGTTGCGCCAGATGTAGGTGACGGGGAGCATGGTGCCGCTCGCCAGGATGCGCCGGCCCTCCACTCGGAAGGCTTGGCAGTTCGGCGTGCCAACGTAGTAATCGCCCACCGCGCGCAGCCTCAGGAAGTCGCCGGGCAGCGCGAACTGCGCCGGGAATCCGAAGGCGGGCGCGTCGGCCAGTGGCGCCAGGATCACGCGCTTGATGGCGCAGTTCCAATCGTTCTCGCGCAGGATGGAGTCGCGCTCGACCGGGTACAGGTTGGAGCACAGGCGCGCGGTGTCGCTGTCCTCGTTGAAGTCGTTGATGGGCGATTTGCCCAGTTGCAGCAGCGCCGCACTGCAGATGCTCACCCCGGTCGCCATCATCGCCTCCAGAAAGAAGAAAAGGGGCCGACGCTGGGCCGGCCCCTCGATTGCAGGGCCTCGCCCCGATCAGCCCGCCACGAAGTCGATCTCGACGCGGATGGCCTGGTTGGCGGCCCCTGCAGCGCCACCGAAGGTCAGGTAGATCTCGGCATCTTGGGGCATCACGTAGTCCTGCCCGCTGATGAGCTTCGTGCCGGTGTTCACCTGCGAGGTGGCGGCCGACGAGATCGCGGCGGCGTTCACGATCGCATTCGCGTCGATCGCCACCTTCGTGACGGCATCGCGGATGCCGACGCTCAGCGTGCTCGACGCGGTGCCGGCAGCGCACGACACCGTGACGGGCAGCACGACTCGCGTGCCCTTGGGCAGCACCAGCGCAGTGCCCGCGATGTCGTTCTGCGCCGGCGCCGCATAGGTGGCCGCCGTGCAGATGACCGCGGTGCGGCGCCGGTTGAACGAGCCCATGCTCGACTTGGTGCCGGCGATCTGCGCCAGTTTGGTCTTGGTGACGTTGACTTCAGCCATGTCCTACTCCGATCTGATTCGTTTGGGTTGGGGGATCACTGGTAGCTGATCTGGACGACCTTCTTCTCGTCCTGACGGCCGGCGCCGTAGCTGCCCTCGATGGAAACCTGGGTGAGGTTCTTCTTGTCCGCGCGCACCGCCACGTCGCCGCGCTCGTAGCCCATGCCGAAGTGGATGGCGCTCTTGGCGTAGGCCACCGAGGTGCGCACGTTGGCCACATTCAGCACGCGCTCGTACGGGATCCAGGTGAAGCCCAGCCACTTGCCAGCCACGTTGCCGTCCTGCAGCATCTTGCCGGCCATGAAGTCGGCGCTGGTCAGCGTGGTGTCGGCCAGGATCTGCTGCATCGCCAGCGAGTCCCACAGGAAGTACAGCTCCTCGTCGTCGGTCTCGTTGGCCCGGAAGATCGAGCGCGCCTGGATGATCTTGGCCTTGGTCAGGCCGGTGCCACCCGCGGCGATGATCTGGCCGGCCGGCAGCGTGTAGGGGCCGGTCGAGCCGTCCACGCTGTTGATCGAGCCCAGCGCAGCCTGGAAGATGATGTCGTCGATCTTGCGATTGCGGGCGGCCACCAGCGACTGCATGTACTGGCCTCCGGTGACGGGGTTCACCTTCATCTTCGGCACGTCCGCGCGGTCCAGCGGCAGGGCCTTGAAGAAGTCGCGCATCGGCACGTTGCGCGCCGTGTGGTCGATGTCGGAGAAGATCGTGTCGCCGTGGCGGGTGACGTTCTCGTCGAAGTCGCCGGCGCTGTCGAGGTTGTTGATGGTGAAGCTGGCGCCCTCGATGGTGCCGCGGTCATAGACCGTCGAGCGCAGGCGCGAGTCCTTCTGCTGGGCCAGCAGGCGCAGCGAGCTGTCGAACTGCTGCACAAACTGCCGGGTCACGGTATCGGTCATGGGTCACTCCTGAAAGTTGAACTGGTGTTCGCCGTCCAGGTGATCCGTTGCCGGGCCTGCATCGCTGGCTATCGCGGGCTCCTTGAGGTGATCCCGCATGCCAGGCGGGGCCGATGGCAGGCAATGTCAGATTTCGAGGTGCCAAAATCTTGGCTATCCAAAAAAGAAGGCCCGCACGAGGCGGGCCGAATGGGCGGTGGTCGCCCCTTGGAGACAACTGCAATCAGGCGGGCGCGCGTGCGGCTTGGCGCTCGAAGTGCAGGCGCACCTTCTCGGAGATGGCCTTGTGCTCGGGGTGGCGCGCATCCGTGTACGCGGGATGCGCCATGAGCGTGTTGATGTCGGCCTGGCCGCCAGCGCCACCAGCAGCGGCGGGAGTCTTGTCCTCGCCCATCTCCTTGGACAAGGCCGCGAACAGGCGGATGGCGACGGGGTTGTTGCCGATGGCCTGCTCCACCTCCTGGAACGACAGGCCGGCCTTCTCGGCAACGCTGTTGACAGCCTGGTACGCGCCGCGCATGTTTGCGTCGAAGTCGGCGCCGAACGTCTCGCGCAGCGCTGCGATGGTGGACTCGGCGCTGTCCTTGGCCGCCCCCTGCACCAGCGCAGGTGCGCGCTCGGCCCACTCGTTCATCACGGCCTCGTACTGCGCCTGGCTCAGGCCCCAGCCGTGGGCCTTTTCCCTGAACGCCTTGGCCTGCCCTTCGTCGAGTTCCAGGTGCTTGAACAGGTCGTTCTCGGGCAGCTTGTACTCGTCAGCGGTCTTCGGGCGGATGCCGCCCTCGCCCATGCGCTTCTCCAGGTTGGCGCGATGCTGGTCGACCTTGCGGAAGGTGCCCAGCACATCGATCTGACCATCCTCGCCGGTCACCCGGTACTTCTCGGGCACCGTGTCGATCGACCATTCATTGCCGGTGCTCAGTGCGGACGCGCCCGCCTCCCCTCCCTGTTGTCCGGCAGGTGTGGCCGCGGGTGCCCCTGCGGGGGGAGCGGCGGGGGCAGGTGCCGCAGCAGCGCCGCCGCCAGCCGCGCCAGGATCGCCTTCCAGAAGGACATGATGGGCTCCGAAGTTCATTGCATCTCCACGGTTGAGTCGTTGTCGGCCACGCCGTTGGCGCGGTTGATCTGCGCCACCAGGTACTGGATCACCGAGTTGGCGCCCATCCGGTGGTAGGTCTTGAGCACAGCATCGATGCCGCCGTCGGTCACTGCGGGCTGGGCGAAGCGTTGCACCAGGTGCTCCAGCACTGAAGCGCCGCGCTGGTCGACCTCGAAAAGCTCGCGGCAGTAGCGCGCCACCAGTTCAGGCGTGAGGCTCTGCGTCATGCCGCCACGGACGCCTTGATGGCTTCCTCGCCCGCAACCTGCTGCAGCTGCTGCTGTTGCGCCTGCTGCTCGGCCGCCTGTCGGTTGCGGTTGTCCATCTCGCGCTTCTCGGCCAGCTCCTCGGGCCCGCGCAGCAGTTTGGCCGGCACGCCCAGGGCCAGGCCCTTCTCGTACATCGCCTCGTCGGTCTTGAGGCTGTCGAGCACCGGAGCGCCGAGCACCGGCACGGCAGCCATGAGGCCGGCCGCGAACTGATCGATGGCGGTCACCTCCTCCATCTTCTGGCTGCGGGCCAGCGGGGAGATGTACTTGACCTGATACTCGCGCAGCGACTGCGGCATGGCGCCCAGCGCCGCCACCAACGCACCGGCGCGCAGCGCGATGTTGAAGCACCGCTCGATGACCGTCTGCAGAAACTCGGACTGCATGCGCCCGACCACCGGCGCCATCAGCTGCCGGATCTGGTTCATGTTCTGGGCGATCTCGGTGGCGCTGCGCACGGGCCCGCCCACAGGCGTGAGCAAGTCCGTCATCATGGCCTTGCGAATGTGTTGGCGCAGCTGGTCGCCCTTGGAGAACGAGACGTTGAAGTTTGCCTTCGTCTCCAGCGGCTGCATGCTGTTGATGTCGGCCATCATCACGATCTTGCGTGGGCCAACGCGCACCGTCTTCGGGTTGAGCACGCCGTCATCCACGGCCTTCCACATGCCGGCCACGGCGATGTCGAGCGAGGCCAGTTCCAGCTTCACGATCTCGTTGAGCGTCTTCGTGTCGGGCAGCACGTTAGAGCCGATGCCCGTGGCGTAGGGCGTGCCAGGGATGAGCCGCCACCGCGGCACAGCACAGGGGAACTCGTGATAGCCGCCCTCGCGCAGGATGTGCTTCTTCCCGCACTCCATGTGGATGGACTGGAACGGCAGGTTGCGTGCGAGAACGCCGCGCGCCTTGGCCGCATCGTCGCCTTCGAAGCGCCGCGGCTCGATGGCCCACAGCACCTCCACCTTCTCGTCGAGCTTGCCCGCTTCGAACTTGCGCCGCGTGTCCTCGCTCACCTTGTCCAGGCCGTACTCGGCCACGGCCTGCTCGACCGTCATGCAGAACTTGCGGTAGATCGTGTCCACGCGCCCGGCGGGCCGGCTGCTGGCGACGAAGCACTGATGCAGCGGCCACTGCTCGAAGTTGAAGCCGCCGATGACGTTGCCGCGTTCGTCGCGCGCCTCGTCGATGTACATCACGAAACAGCCGGCCGGCACAAGATCGCCGTAGCACTCGCCCGCGACGGCGCCGAAGCCTGCGCTGTGGATGTGCTCGAAGAGGAACTGCGCCGCGCCGTCCATCCACCGCGTGGTCATCTCGTCGTCCTGGCCGCCGTCGAGGGCAAACCACCGGCTGTTCTCCGGCGTCATCCAGCTGCTGATGTTCGACTTCAGCACCTCGGCCGAGTCAATGGCCGTGCCGTCGTAGATGCGCGCGCGCTGCGCCCGGTTGGCGCCAGCCGCATCGGTGGTGTCGTTGTTCCAGCCGATGGAGCGCTCCGGTGCCAGGTACTCGAAGACCTCGCGCCAGATGTCCTCGCAGGGCTGGCGCAGGTTCTCCAACTGGGTGAGGCGGCGCCGCAGCCGCTCGGTCCTGTCCAGCATCACGCGCCCAGGGTGGTTTTCCCGTACGCCAGCGCGGAGCCGGTGTCGCCGGCGCCGGTGGACAGAGCTGACGCGCGGCGGTTCTGCCGGCGGGGCCCGGTCTCCGCCCGGGGCTTGGCCTCGGGCCCGGCGGGGGCCCCGGCGTTCGCCGGCCGCGGGATCTTTTACGGGGGCGGGGCGGGTGGCGGGGCGCCCCCCGCCACGCCCCCCCCCA